AGCGGTAAGGCTGGCTACAGCTTTGGTGCGGGTTACAGCGAGCTGAGCTTTGCCAGCATCGACTCCGACACCAGCTTCAACCTTAAAGTTGGCAAATCCTTCGATCTCTGAGTTAGTCTCCAATAGGGAGACGCCTTACCCCTTTCCTGTCCTCACACCAGGGAAGGGGCTTTTCTTTGCACATCTGATCATGCAAAAAGTTTTTAACGTCTTGTCAGTTGCAGGTTTTGTCTTGTCAGCAGGCATGGTTGCTGGATCGGTGATGCTTTACACGCGCATCCCATCAATCACCAAGCACTACATGGGTGAGCTTCAGACTGAACTGACCAAAGTTATGGCTGACATGGTGCCAGGCAAGATCGATGACGTAATGCCTGAACTGCCGACAAGCACTGGACCAGCAGTACCGGGTAGCATCAAGTCACCATTTTAGTGTTGGCGGTTGGATCGTCGTCATGAGCTTCAGGCCCAAAGCCTTCTTTTGATATCCGATCCATGTCCAGGTTTGCTGCATGCAATTCCGGCTCATCATCAAAGTTTGCCAACCATTCGCGTACAGAGTCCCCTGTAGGAGTGCCTTTTGGCCAACGGATGAATTTTAAAACTTGCTTTTGGTCGGTAAAACCCATTGAGCTGAAACCTTTCATCACGATGTAGCTAATAGGCGGTCCTTCTCGGTTCTTCTTACGCTCGATCCATAGTTGACCTGCTACAAACCGCTCTGACTTCATGCCTGAGATTTCAGAGATCAATGTGAACGATGTCATTGTGCCAGAAGTTCGCGCTTGGTTAAACGCTTCACCATCGGTTCCTGATGTCCCACCGGTAACGCTTGAGATTGGTGTGCCGGTAATCAACCTGCCTGCTTTTAGTCCTTTGGATTTTGAGCCAGAAGTCCAACCGGGAAAAATTACACCGCCAAAGTCAAAACCACCAGAGCCACCACCAACGCCGAAAGTAAAAATTCCAAGGATTGAGCCTAAACCCCCTGCACCAGTTGAAGTTGAAGAAGTAAAACCGTTGATTCAGCAGGTTGTAGAAGCTATTCCAACAATCCCGCAGGCAACAACAGTTGCGGCGTCGTCTGTGATTGGTGTGTCAGCAGCTTTGGCGACACCATTCCTGCTGAAGCTGATCAAGCCTATTGTCAAAAAGGTAATGGTCAAGATCCAAAAAGCCTTGGGCCGTCAGGTCAAGGTTGAGTCTGATTGGCAGAGGAGGAAGCTGCAGCGGGCACTACGGAAATAGGATGTGTATGGGGCGTTGGATAGTTAATCCTTACGTCAGCGCAGACTTTTGCATAAGGCGACCTAGGCGCAAAACGAATCCCTTTAAGCATCAGCTCCCCACAGTGTTTCAGCCGCGAGACCTCAAAGTCCAATCTTCGATTGGCTAAGACTTGTTGTTGTAATTGAAGCTGCGTATCGACTGCGGCTTTACAGCGTTCTTGTAATCCACCGTCAAGTGGGATTGTGGCTTGTACTGATAGACCAACGTTCCAGTTGTGGTTATCTTTTTGCCCTGTTCTTGTGTCTTTAAAGAACAGAACATCCCCTGGATTATCTAATCTGCCGTCTTCGTCTAGGTCACTGAGATCGTACACAGGATCTTGATACGAATACTGGTATGGCAGCCCCCATGATTTGGTCCGATTTAAGTAAGGCGTGACAGTCAGAGTTGGACCTTGGCATTGAATCTGTCCGCCGTAACTGTTAGTGATGGCAGAACCTTGCAATATCTGCACAGCCTGGTTACTTACCGACCCAGATGATGTGGCAGTTGGAGATGCGGTTGCAGATATGCCGCCAATATCGTTTGCGTTAACAGGAGCGCAAAGGATTATTCCGAGAAGGTAGAGACTGTATCCGTGACGCTTGTAACCTCGGTCAAACGTTGCACGGTTGTCCGATTGCTTAATCCTGGCCCATGAAGAGTCTGAACGAACTGAAACGGCTGTCCTTGATTGACGATTGACCAGTTTGGCCCTTGTCCTAAAGAAGTCCATCCGTTAATCGTGGTGTTAGCAATAGGGTTGATCGGGCCATCAGGTTGGATGTTGTTGCCGCTAGTCGAATATTCATAACCAGTAGCAAAGTCTTCGCTGACGATTGTTTCAGTGACCTTGCTTGTGGTTTCTGTGTGGGACGTGAGGGTTCCCTGCTTGAAGTTTGGCACCACAGGGTATGCGTTTGCTGCTGTAGCGCAAAGCATTAGCAGCAAGAACCAGCGCATCAGTTTGCAGTAATACTAAGGATCACTTGACCTGTTGCACTGGTGCCAGCCCCACCAGCTTCAATTGTCATAACTCCACCGCCTGTAATCGTTCCGTCTAAATCACCAGCTACACCGCCCGATTGAGTCAATGTGCTGCCAAGAGACGGCAAGCTAGGTACAACGCCATTTGTCACTGTGGTGGCTGCTTGGATGTCGTCTCCTTCGAAATATGCTTCTGAATAATTAAAGCTAGCCCCATCATTAGTAAGGCTGTAATCGGCAGGAGTGTAACCAACACCAGTACCGGAAGAGAGGGTGCCGAGACCACCAGCAGTGTCCAAAGTGATGCCAGAGCCAGAAACGCTATAGCTAGACCCAAGGCGGGTCGCTTGGGATGCTGCTCCATCAACAGATAGCTGAATTGATGATTGATGCTTGACGGTAATGTCTGCTGAAGCAGGACTTACCGCAAAGAATGTTAGGCAGGATACAAAGAGAAAACGTCTCATTTTGGCCTGGACGTAGTGGTTTCTGGCTTAATTGTAGGGTCTTCTTTTTTCTTGCCATTGGCGCGTTTGATGTTGACGCCGAAGGAGGTCATCGTTCCAGTAAGCAACGAAGCAGGAAAGGTTGGATCCATCGCTTTGACGTAGCCCAGATAATTAAGGGAAAGCATCACGATCGACCATGTAAGAACAGCAAGTTTTACAAAATCCGCCAACGGCGTTGATTCTGGTTCTTGCTCTGACTCTTGCTTAATCTGTTCTTCTGCCATGATGAAGCAACGCTATTGGTCGAATGGTGGTTGAAATTTGGGCAGCAATGGCGGGTGCTGGAATTGGGGTCGCGGCCTCAGGCATCAAAGGAGCTAACCGCGAAAACCAGCATGGACGTGATTCCCTGGTGCGTTTGACCTCGGCTGTCGATAATTTAGCCAATCGGATGGATGTGCTCCACGCTGATCTGAGGGTTCGAGATCAGGAGTTATTTGCTCGTATATCAACGCTGGAACAGGATGTTGCACGACTGGAAGGACACGCAAATAGGAATTAGACTTTTTGCACACACAGTGATCTCATGGTTTTACTACTAAAGCCAATTCTCTTTGGATTCATCAAATCAAAGGCCGTAAAACAGCTACTACTTGACTGCCTGGTCAAGATCAGTGAGCAGACTGATAACGAGCTAGACGATGTGGCGTGCACGTATTTGAAGAACCTGCTATTTCCGTCCGAAAGGGTAGAGAAGTAGTTTCATGCCATCTGTATTGGCTGTTGTGATCAGCGTCTTGATCGTCGTGTTTGGTAGCGGCGCAATGTTTATGAGCGGTTTTGCAGCTAGGCACACGCCATGTTCTCCGGCATTATCACAGTAGTTTTGTTGTCGAGCATTGTGTCGTTGAGTTTGCTGCCGTTCTTCAGATGGTTCCGGGAAACACCGCACCAAATGGCAGCGATCAAAGAGTTGGAAGACTCGATCGCTGACAAGGCATTACTGGAGGAGGAAGCGGAATGGTTCCAGACGTGGAAAACCAGCGGCATTACTCAAGAGGTTTATGGCGTCCCGTACTACAACCAGCTAAACAGCCCTACTGGTTACGGAGCGCGTGAATGCTTTGATGCTGCTGCTGCAATGATTGTGGCGTTCCACCGCAGCGTAAAAAGTCAAGATGCTTATAGGCATGTACGCCGAAAGTTTGGTGATACGACAGAAGTCCATGCTCAGGTTGCTGCGTTGAGGTCACTCGGCTTGGATGCTGACTTTCGCAGAAATACCAGGGTTGAAGACATTGAGATCGAAATTGATTCTGGCAGGCCGATCTTGGTTGGTTGGCTGCATAAAGGCGACTTCACTAAAGGCAAGCCAGCCGTTTGTGACACAGAGGGATGCGGGCATTGGAGCGTAATTATTGGATATAACAAAGACGAATTTATTGCCATGGATCCAATGGGCCTGCCAGATATGGAGCGTGGCGGGCATGACACCACAAAATCAGGGGAGCGGATCAGGATGTCGCGCCCTGCCTTCTACCAACGCTTTTTAATTGAAGGCGAAGCAAGCGGCTGGGCAATATTTGTTGATCGATGAACTGGGGCTATATCAGCGCGTTTTGGACAACAGTCGTGATGAACTGTGTTCAACCTGTGAATTGGCAGGCTTGTTTACCAGTGCAGGACTGGTTGTTCCCGGCTATAGGTGATTACATACGGTTCAAGACAGAGGAGCCCTATGCCTCCGAAAAACGCAGCCTCCAACACTTTCGATTGGATGGTAGTCAAACCAAGCCTTGAAGAAGAACTAACCCTTGAGCGATCGATCAGATCTATAGAAGACTGTGACAACGTTGATGTTTTGTCTCAGTTATGTGTTGCCATGGCCCGTCAGCAATGGCACCAAGGGAAGCTCCTTAAGCAAGCAGTGGGCCAGATTTCTTTGCTGGAGGCTGTGCTCTCTGGCGGAAAGCAGAGGCCCTAAGAGCTTGCTCTAGCACCGTGAGCTTTGGGTTGGATTCGTGCAACGTGTCCAATGCTCGCTTTCTTGCTTTCTGTATATTCTCGTCTGGCCTAGTAGTCCAATTCATGTTGACTGGGGCCATGACTCAATTACCGAGGATTGATCTCGTCGCAGTTATAGAGGCGCATTAGATAGCTGTAAAGCCATTGTGCTTGCCAATCCTGCTCGTGATACCGGACAACACCAGCAGCTTCTACGCGCCAAATAAGCTTTCCGTCTTTTTCGACTTGCTCAATGGTTGGCTTCATGTCAAAAGAATAGGCACGGTAGTTAGCCGTGCCTTTGAGTTAATCAAAAATCAGCTTCTGCTTGTGGTGGCTTTTGATCAGAAATTGCCATTAGCAAGAAGTCATTACCGGCTTTGCTAACGCGAGGGCGAAGATTAGCGCGAAGTTTCACGCACTCTTCCCCTTTTTGGTTTTCGGTGCGTTCTGCAGTTTTGACCCATTCAACTAACTTGCGTAGTTCAGCTACAGGTATTTCAGATGAAGCCCAATAAGCACCATCAGTTTTTTTGTCTTGGTTGCAGTTGAACCAAAGTGTAAATGCGTCGGGAGCAAAATCAGCCATTGTGTTTGATGCCTTTAAAGAATTGAGAAACGATGATGGTTAACGCTTGATTTGCGTTGTAACCCCGAGACTTCATGAAGTGTCGGAGTGCCATGGCTAGATCAGTGTCCAGCCGACATTGGAAATGGAGATGACTGCGATGTACATCTCTTTCAGCTTGTTCTGTTTTTTCTTCATTAGACATAGTTTTTGAAGTTAGCGTTCATCCAATCTTTGTGCTTAACATCTGTTAAAGCTGGTGCGACTTTAACATCACTGGCCAGATTAAAGTCCCGTCGAAAGTCCGTACAAAATCGAGCAAGGTTTTTAGGCGTCAGTTCTTTGACAAGGCCAAGGCATTGTTCGCGATCTTCCTTTGATAGCGGTTGATCCTTGTCGGCAATCCCTTTGATCTTTGCTTCAGGCTTAGCAGGTGCTGATTCTCCACGATGTGGATTCTCTACATCTTCCCGTGCCCATAGCTGCCATGCAAGCCCAAACTGTGCTGCAGCAGCAGTACATAAGCAACGTCGATGACTGTCTGTTAAATCACGGGCGCTGACTTTTTCGTAAGCGATCGCGTTGTTGCGATTGTCCATAATTGCCTGAGGAAAATCAGGCGTTCGTTCGCTATTTGGGCCAGTGAAATAGCCGACAACATAAGCAGTGCCGTTAGGAGCTTTCCAGACGTGACTGTTGTCAACGTAATAAGCAAGGCAAAATTGCCAGCCTGGGGCATGATCATGCAGCAGGTGCATAGTTCGGCACCAATTCACATAATCAGCCTTGTAGCTGCCAGTTCCTTTTTGACTTACGTCATCAGTTGTAATAACACTGCTAAGATTAGGAAATTGCAGCGATGGTGATGATTGCGGAAGGTTGTTCGTTTCTGGTTGCATAACGTTTTTCTGCAGTTAAGTTAATTACTTGAGAATCGTCTGAAAACACTGCGCCTGAAAGGGCATCTAAAACACTCCGACAAAGCTTGTCTGTGTCGCCAATGCGTGCGGTGCAATGCCTAGGAGCTTTTGCTTTAAGTTCGCCGTTTGTGCGGTAGTGACCTTTGGGCCTAGCGAACACAAAAGTGATCGAGACCATGATTGGTTTATCCATCATGGCACGCCAGCCATTAGGCAGCAACTGAAGAGCAGTGTGCCGAACATCTTGACGCCA